CGCGCTCGCTGCTTGGTTAAGGATTAGTCGAAAGACATGGAACAAAAGGCTGATCTTGTCCGGCTGGGGGAGTATGTGCTCACCCGCCACCAGGACCTGCTGTCCAACCGCAAGGTGTGGGACACGATGTGGCAGGACATCGCGGACTTTTGTTTGCCCCGCAAGGCGGAGATCGTCAACAAGAAGGAATACCCGGACACGTCACGCAATGACGTGCTTTTCGATTCCACGGCGATTTACGCCAATGCGGTGCTGGCCAATGGCCAACTCTCTTACATGTCGCCGGCGGACAGCCGGTGGTTTGTTTACGAGCCACCCGCGGCCATCAAAGACAACGACAAGGCCAAGACGTGGTTCCAGCAGTGCAGCGAAATTGTCCAGCTGAACCTGGCCAACTCCAACTTCTACTCCGAGGTCCATGAACTCTATTTTGACGATGGCACGTTTGGCACTTACGCGATGTTTTGCGAACCTGGTCGCCGTCATCCGGTCACCTTCACCACCTTCCCCTGTGGCAGCTTCTGCATCTCGGAAGATGACGAGGGCCTGGTGGATACGATCTTCCGCGAACTGAAGATGACCTGCTTGCAGGCCGCGGACAAATTCGGGGAGGAGAACCTCTCGGAGAAGATGCGCAAGCAGGTCGAGGAATACCGCAAGACGGGCAAGGGCGGCAACACGCTGCACGATTTTGTCCATGCCATCTATCCGCGCCGGCACAAGGACCGCGATGCGAGCAAGAAAGACGGCGAGAACAAACCGATAGCCAGCGTCTACGTGGACAAGTCGAGCAAGCACGTGGTGCGCTCGAGCGGATTTGACGAGCAGCCTTTCTTTGCCGGTCGCCACCTCAAGTGGGGCGATTCGGCCTACGGCTGGTCCCCGGGTTGGATTGCCATGCCCGAGGCGAGGCAGCTGAACTTCTTGGTCAAGCAGATGGATGCGCTGGCTGAAACCAAAGCGTTTCCGCGGATGTTGATTCCGAGCACCCATGAGAACGAGGTCGATCTCCGCGCCGGCGGGTTTACCTACTTCGATCCGATGAATCCCAACGCGCTGCCCAAGGAATGGCTGACCCAAGGGGAATACCAGATCGGCCTCGAGCGGGAGAAGCGCAAGGAAGCCTCGATCCAGCGGGCGTTCCACGTGGATCTGTTCCAGATGTTTGCCATGCTCGACCAGAAGCAGATGACGGCCCGCGAAGTGGCCGAACGAGCCTCGGAAAAGCTGGTGCAATTCAGCCCGACCTTTGCCCGCAAAACGACCGAACTCTTCAACCCTCTGCTCCGCCGGGTCTTCAATCTGCACCTGCGCCAGGGCCTCTTCCCGCCGCCGCCCCCAGACGTGATCGTGCAAAACGAAATGACCGGCATTCCCGAGATCCCCGAGCCGGAAGTGACCTACACGTCCCGCGTGGCCTTGGCCATCAAGAGCCTGCACAACCTGGCCTTCATGCGGACCATGGAGCGTCTGGCCCCGATCATCCCGCTCAAGCCCGAGATCCTCGACAACTATGACATGGACGCCGTGTCCCGCGACCTCGGTCGCAATGACGGGGTGCCGGCGGATTGGATCTTGGACACCGACAAACGCGACCAAATGCGCGAGGAGCGGGCCGCGCAAATGCAGGCCATGCAGGAGCAGCAGAACATGATGGCCCAGGCGGACATGGCGGCCAAGGCCGGCTCGATCAAGAGTGACAGCATGGTAGGCCAAGCCATCCAGCAATCGCTATGACCAGTGACGCCACGCTCGAGGCCCAGAAGAAGGGCCAGCAAATCACCAACGCCTTTCACCGCGTCTTCTCGAGCGAGGACGGGCAACTCATTTTGGAGCACCTCCGCTCCTACTTCCGCGTGGACCGGCCCGCCTTCCAGCGTTCCATGCACAATGCCTATGACCCCTTGGCCGCGGCCCTCCGCGATGGCCAACGCGAGGTGCTTCTTTTCATCCAACACAAGCTCTCCGAGCCAATGGTGGGGGATGCCGACTTTGACCAACCGAAGACCAAGATCGTGCGCTAATCGCAGGGTGGAGAAGAAGTATCTCGTTAGGTTCATAACCTAAAGATCGTCGGTGCAAATCCGGCCCCTGCAACCTGCGCGGGATTAGTCGAAAACAAACCAATCTATGGACACATCCACAGCACCCGCCGGGGACGCCGCCATCACGCCGGCGTCCGAAACTGCACCCGTCACCAGCCTGCTCGAGGCCAGCCCGTCTTCCGAGTCATCCGCTCCCGCGGCACCTGCGGAGAAGCCGGAATGGCTCCCCGACAACTTCTGGCGCGAAGGCCAAGCCGATTACCAAGCATTGGCCAAGAGCTACCGCGGCATGCAGGAGATCCTGGGCCGCAAGAGCCAATCGGTTCTGGTGCCCAACGAGAAGAGCAAGCCCGAGGAAATCGCGGAATTCCGCAAGGCCCTGGGCGTGCCGGAAAACCCCGACGATTACTTGAAGAGCCTCAAGCCCGAGGCCCTGCCCGAGGGCGTGCAGTTTGACGAGGGCATGGCCAAGCAGGCCGCGCAATTGGCGCACAAGCACAACATCCCGCCGGCAGCCATGAAAGAACTGGCTGCCTTGCAAATCGGGCAAGTGCAAGCCATGGCGCAAGCCAGCGAGCAAATGGTCATCCAACAGCTGCAAGCCGGCAAAGAGCAGCTGCAAAGCGAATACGGGGACAAGTTTGGCGAGAAGCTCGACTTGGCCAAGCGTGCCGCCATCACCGCGGGCATCGATCCGACCGCCCGAGGCTTTGCTGATCCGGCCATGGTCAAGCTGGCCGTCTGGGCCGCGGAGCAAATCGCGGAAGACAAGCTGGTCAGTGCCAACGCCAGCCCCATGCAAGTGGGCAAGGATCGCGCTCTGGACATCATTGCCAACCCGGAAAACCCGCTCCACCGCCGTTACCAGGAAGGTGACGAAGACGTGGTCCGCCAAGTCCGCTCCTACCTCTCCCAGCGATGAAACCCCAACTCTTGGTGGTGGTCAGCGACCTGCACTGTGGCAGCACAGTGGGCCTGCTCGCGCCGGATGTGGAAACGCATTACGGCAACACGGTGGGCTTTGGTTCCAACTACCACCAAGAGTGGCTGTGGGACAAATGGCAGGAGGGCATGCGGCGGGTTTTCGACTTGGCCGGCGATGATCCCTACGTGCTCTTGTGCAATGGCGATGCGACCGAGGGCATCCATCACAGGTCCCCGGAAGTGGTGGCGACTTTGATCGAAGACCATTGCCGGATGGCCGCCGCGGCCTTGAAAGGCTACGCGGAGAAAGCAGCCAAGATCTTGATCACCCGCGGCACCGAGTGCCACACGCACAACGTCGAGGACTACCTGGCCAACCTTCTCGGGGCCGGCGAGGCCCGCGACCATTGGCTCTTCACCATCAACGGCACGCTCTGCAACGCGACCCACCACATGCCGGCCACCAGCCGAGCCTACCTCGAGGCCAGCGCCATGAGCATCAACTTGGGCAATGCCCGCCTCAACTGCATCCGGTCCGGTCATCCCGTGCCGAGTGTTTACCTCCGCGCCCATCGCCATTGCGGCGGATGGTATACGGACGGGGCCGGCATGCTCGCCGTGACCGGAGGATGGCAATTCCTTACCCGCCACGGGAAAAAGGTGGTGCCGGACGCCATCCCGCGTCCTTCCATCATCGTGCTCGATTGGCGTGGCTTGGAGGAGGGGACCCTGCCTCACGTCCACAACTTCACCTTCAACCCGCCCCCACCGGAGATCACCCACCTATGACCGCGGAAATGATCAACGCGGCAGCGTGGAAAGCGGCCATCACTGTGCAGCGTCCCGCGGACCATGTGCCCGCCGGATGGCACACCGTGCCCGAGATTGCCGAGGCCCTGGGCAAATCGGTGGATGGCATGCGGATCAGTCTGAACAAGGCGGTCAAAGCCGGACGCATTGAACGCCAAGACTTCTACATCCCCACGCCCAAGCGCGGGGTCTATTCCGTCCCGCACTACCGCCAGAAAATGGAGTGATGCCATGGCCACCCGTGTCCCCACCATGCGCTTCAAATACGATGGGTCTTGGTGGCGCGTGAAGATCATGCGCCCGCCGGCCCGCGAGTGCTTGGAGGGCATGGCCGATTACTCAACCCGGACGGTCTACCTCGATCCCCGCGCCGTGGCCGCCAATGGCCTCGGCATCATCGTGCATGAGATTGCCCACGTGGTTCTGCCTCACGTGGCCGAGGAACCCATCCTCGAACTGGAACGCATCTGCTCCGCGGTGGCCAAGTTTACCGGCAAGCAGTGCCAGGGCCAGATCACCATCGGCCACCACAAGCCGGCATGACCACCGTCCCGCTCCTCATCTGCACGGCCTGTTATATTGCCACTTCGGTGACATTCTACAAACAGGGCCAGATCGGAATGTCCATCGCCTTCGCCGGATACAGCCTCGGGAATATAGGCTTCCTCTACATTTGCGTTTTCGGCTCAAAATAGAAATTTCTTTTTGACCGCGTTGCTACGCGGGATTAGTCGAAAGGTAGTACGAGAGCAGACAACTCCTTGGTGAGCCTGCCCGCGGCAAACCCAACAGGCCGGGACCTGCACTGTGCAGACAATCCGGTAGGCCGAGGGACAGAAAACCAACAATCCGACCGACACCGCCAACGCGGGGTTAGTCGAAAACCAAAGGAGAAACATTATGTCTGCTATCACCCAGATCCCCGAGTTTTTCACGACCGAGTTTTCCGCCAACTGGAATCACCTCGTTCAGCAAAAACTCTCCAAGCTCCGCGAATTCGTGGTCATCGACCGCGTTCAAGGAAAAGAGAAAAAGTACAACCAGATGGCCAGCGTCAACATGACGCAGATCACTGCGCGTGCTCAAACCACCAACATCACCGACACGGCGATGGCCCAACGCTGGCTTCGCCCCCTGCAATACGAGAAGGCTGACCTCCTCGATGAGTGGGATGCCGAACTGCTGGGCGAAGTTTCGCTCCCGCAGAGCGAGTTGGTGACCAACCACGCCATGGCCTTCGCCCGCAAGTGCGACGAGATCATCCTCGCCGCCGCTGTCGGCACGGCCTCCACCGGAGCCACCGGAACGACCAACACGGTCCTTCCCGCCGGCCAAAAGATCGCCCACGACTTTGTCGAGAGCGGCACCGCGGCCACCAGTGGTTTGACCATCGCCAAACTGCGCCAAGCCAAGTTTATCTTGGATGACGCGGACGTGGACGAGGATGACCCGCGTATCATCGCGGTCAGTCCCCGCCAATTGCAGGACCTGCTCCGCACCACCGAAGTGACCTCCGCCGACTACAATACGGTGAAGGCCCTGGTGGCCGGTCAGCTGGACACCTTCATGGGCTTCAAGTTCCGCGTGGTCAACAAGGCGTTCTTCACCTTGGCCAGCAGCCGCCGCGAAGTGGTTGCCTACGTCAAGAGTGGACTCCGCATGACCGATGCCGGACGCCGTGTCCACGTGGACATCCGCCCCGACCGCAGTCACTCGCTGCAAATCCGCACCACCGCTTCCATCGGCGCAACCCGCATGGAAGAGAAGAAAGTGGTCCAGATCAGCTGCTCCGAAGCCTAATCCAATGGATTGGTAGCTCACACAACCGCTGGCAGACCGGCTCCAATAGTCTGCCCCCCTTTCTTTTATGGCCGCCTCCGAAACCGATATTGTCAATGATGCCCTGGGTCGCCTCGGCATTAGTCCGGTCATGGCCTTGACTGATTCGACCAAGCAGGCCCAGTTTGCCAACCGCTTCTACGAATCGACCCGCGACGAGGTGCTGGCCAGCCACCCTTGGAACTTTGCCAGCAAACGCGCCGTGCTCGCCCAGCTGGCCACGCCGCCGGACTTCGAGTGGTCCTACGCTTACCAGCTGCCCACCGACAACCTGCGCCTCTTGCAGTTAAATGGCTACGATCTGGGCAAGGTGCGCGATCCTTGGCACATCGAGGGCAACCGCCTGCTCACCGATGCCGAGAAGGCCGAGGTGCGCTACATCGCCCGCGTGACCGACACCACGTTTTACCCCGCGCTCTTTAGCGAGGCCCTCTCGCTCAAGCTGGCGGCCAAGCTGTGCGCCCCCTTGACCGGACGCTTCGACCAGCCCACCGCGCTCATGCAGGAGTATGACAAGGTGACCGGACCCAAGGCCCGCCTCTCCGATGTTTTCCAGCAACGCGACAAACGCCGCATGGCCTGGGTGGACAGCGACCTGGTCAAAAGCCGCGTGAGCGGGGGATTCTAAAATGCCCGTCTCGGCCCTCATCAATTCGTTCAACGCCGGCGAATTGTCCCCCTACATGGGGGCGCGGAGTGACGTGGAGAAATACCGCAACGGCTGTTCGACCCTCGAAAATTTCATCATCCTGCCCTACGGCGGGGTCATCCGCCGCCCTGGGACCGAATACTTGGGCAGTCCCAAATTCGACAACCGCCGGTGCCGGCTGATCGGGTTCAATTTTTCCACCACCACGCGCTTTGTCATCGAGATGGGGCACCAATACCTGCGCTTCTGGTCCAATGGCGTGCAGGTCCTGTCCGGTGGCAATCCGGTCGAAGTGGCCAGCCCTTACCTCGAAACGCAATTGCGCGAGGTGCAGTTTGTCCAGATCAACGACATCATGTACCTCGTCCACCCGGACGTGGCTCCGCACAAGCTCTCCCGCTTGGCGGACACCAACTGGACCTTGACCGAGGTGGCGTGGGATTGGCCGGCGCTGCTTGATGAGAATCTAACCGACACCACGCTGGCATGCAGCCACCTCACGGGAAACAACCGCACGCTGACCGCGTCCACCGGAATCTTCAACGCCGGCCACGTGGGCAGCTACTGGCAGCTGGGCCATGCGCTCGAGGCTGTCTTCACCGAGCGCAATATCGACGGCAACGCCAACAGCACCAACCTCAACGTCTTTGGCGATTGGGAATTTTCCACCTCGGGCGTCTGGAGCGCCATCATCAACATCGAGCAGAGCGAGGACAATGGGGCCACCTGGCAGGTCATCCGCTCTTACAAAGGCTCCGCCGAGCGCAACATCACCTCGAGCGGCAAGACCGAACGCGAGGTGCTGCTCCGTCTGGCGATTTCCAATTACGTGACCGGATCAGCCTGGGCGACCAACACCAATTACGCGCTCGATACCGTGGTGACCTACGAGAACAACGTCTACAAGTGCGTGTTGGGACATAATTCCACCGCGGCGGCCTGGAGCGAATTTTCCGGCAACTACGCGCTCGACGCCTTGGTCACGTGGAACACGCGGACCTACAAATGTACCAAGGCGCACAACAACACCACCACCGATTGGGATTGGCGGAACAAGGTTTATTCCGTTGGCAACTTGGTCAAGCATAACGGAAGAACATATAAGTGCGTGCAAGCCCACAACACGACAGTCACAAATACTGTCCGAAACACGTTGACGGGCGCGGCTGGAGCGCGTCATGCCTGGGACCGGGACAACCGGCAAGAAATTTATGAAATGGCGGACTTTGTCGGTTACGTGACCGACCTTCCTACTGGATCATATACTATCAATGCTGGGGTAATTTATTTCAATGCCGCAACTGGCTATTTGCGTTCTGTCCGGCAAAACGGACCAGCAACAACGGGCCAACATATTTTGGACAACGCCTTGCAATTGTTGACCACGCCAAGTGACAACAACGGAGCAAGAGACATTTTGGCTTTGCACGAAATGGGCAAGGCCACGCTCAAAGATTATTCCCCCGACAACCCCGAATACTGGGAATTGCAAAATTTCCGCCCGAGCAATTTTGAATACTGGGAGCCGGTCGATTTCACGCCGGCCAATAACAAATACTGGACGCCGATCAATTTCGGCACGCGCATTGCCCGCCTCGAGGCCGCGGATTCCCGCGTCTACGGCATTGTCAAGGTCACCGGCTATACCAGTCCGACCCAGGTCACAGTCAACGTGGTCAACCCCGTGGCCAAGACCACCGCGACCAAGATCTGGAGCGAAGGAGCATGGAGTACCAGCCAAGGATTCCCGCGCACCGTGACCCTGCACCAGAGCCGCATTTACTACGGCGGCACCGAGCGCCGGCCTCTTTCCATCTGGGCCAGCGTAGTGGACGATTTCCAGAATTTGCGTCTGACCACCAACAATGACGGCGGTCTTTTCCTTACCCTCTCGGCCAAGGAAGCCAACCGCCTCATGTGGATGGAAAGCCAGGACAAGCTGCTCATCGGCACCAGTGGCAACGAATGGACCCTCGGGGCCTCGACCGACGAGGGGATCACCCCGAGCAATGTCACGGCCCAAAAGCAATCTTCCTACGGATCAAAGTATCTGCCCGCGGCCACGATCAATGACGTGCTGCTTTTCGTGCAGCGCCAAGGCCGCAAGGTGCGCGAACTGGTCTACGTCCTCGACAAGGACGGGTGGGTGGCCCCGGATCTGACCGTCTTGGCCGAACACGTCACCTCCGGGGAAATTGTCGAGCGGTCCTACCAGCAGCAGACGGACGCCATCTACTGGGCGGTCAAAGGCGATGGCCAGCTGATCGGCATGACCTACGAGCGCGACCAGAATGTGGTTGGCTGGCACCGGCACACCACAGACGGGGACTTTGAGAGCGTGGCGACTATCTACGGCCTCGACGGCACCGACGAGGTCTGGCTGGCCGTCAAGCGCGGCAACCAACGCTTCATCGAACGCTTCTACACGCAAAGCCGGGAAACCTTCGAGGCCGCGGACAAGGCCAACTGGTGGTACCTCGATTGCGCTGTTCGCTATTCGGGAACGGCGAACGCCACCATGTCCGGCCTCTCGCACCTCAACGGGCGCACCGTGGACGTGCTGGCCAACGGATCGGTGGAAACCCCCAAGACCGTGGCCGGCGGCCAGATCACCTTGGACAAGGCCCGCACCACCGTGCTGGCCGGCCTGCCCTTCACCTCGACCCTCCAGCCGATGACCATTGACATCAACAACATGGCGGACGGCACCAGCCGGGGACGCTTCAAGCGCATCCACCGCATGGTCTTGGCCCTGCAAAAAAGCCTCGGGGGCGAAGTGTCCACCGACCAAGGCCAGACCTGGCAATACCTCTACAACCGCGACTTCCCCGACCCGATGGACGCCTCGCCGCCGGTCTTCACCGGCGACACCGAGGTGGTCACCGCGTCCGACCATGACCGCAACCTCCAAGTCATGGTGCGACAAAACCAGCCACTTCCGCTCACGGTGCTGGCCTTGGTGGCCAAGATCGATTTTTATGGTGACTGATTTTCGACTAATCCGATGAGCAAGCACCTCTACCAACTGCGTTTCTATGACCCGGAGAATGACTATGCCATGATCTCCGATTGGTTCGCTGTCCACGGCGCGAAGTGTCCGCCCGAGCAAATCCTGCCCAAGCTGGGCGTGGTCTGCACGATGGACCAGGAGCCGGTGGCCGCGCTTTGGCTCTACATGGACAACAGCGTGGGCGTCTGCTGGGCCGAGTATCCGGTGACCCGTCCCAAGTTGAAGCTCTCGCAGAGCCGCGATGCGCTGGAAAACCTTTTCACCTACATGCGCCGGTTCGCCGCGAGCAACGCTTACCCGATTATGCGCGTGACCACCATTCCGCCCATTGCCCGCTATCTCGAGCGTTTCGGATTTAAGACCGAGATGACCAACTTGGTCAGCATGGTGGGCATTACCATCGAACCGGAGGAAGACCATGGGAACGGGCGCTGAATTTATTGCTGTTGCTGCGATTGTTGGGTCTGTGGCTTCCACGGGCGTGGCCATGTATGGCCAGATGCAGCAAGCGCAAGCCGCCGCGCAAATGGCGGCCTACAATCAGAATCTGCAAATGCAGGCGGCCCAGATCGCCGCCAACAATGCCATGGTGCAGAACCAGTTGATGAGCCAGCAAAATGCCTTGGCCCAGCAGCAGGCTTTGGCCTCGCAAAATGCGATAGCCAAAAACATGCAGATGAGCCAGCGGATGAACCTGCTCAACCAGCGCAACCTGCAATCGCGCTCCGACTCACAGATCATGGCGATGCAAAACAATGCGCTGATCGCCCAGCGCAACGCCGCGTCCCAAGACCAAGAGGCCAACCTGGTCGAAGCCCAAGCCCGCGAACGCGCCCGCCGCCAACGCGAGCAGAACGAGAAGGTCATGTCCGCCCTCCGCGGCAGGCAGGGCAAGAGCGCCGTCACCTTCGAGGGCAGCCCGCTCATGGTCATGGCCGAAACCGCCGGCCTCATGGAACTGGGCGTGGCCGATGCCTTCTACGAGGCTGGACTGCAAAGCCAAGCCCTTCGTACCAAAGCCGATGCCGGACGCTATGGCAGTGCCTTGGAGCTATGGCAAACCCGCTTTGTCGGACAGGACGCCATGATGGACGGGCAGGTCATGGACCTCAAAGCCCAAGCCGAACTTTCCAACCTCAACCTCGAACGTCAGTCCGCGCAATACGAACTGGCCGCCGCCCAATACCAGGGCAGTGCCTTGGTGCGTCAGCGCGGCCTCATCAATGATCAGCTGACCTATGACATGAACGCGGCCCGCGGCACCTACATGCAGGGGATGAATCAAAGCCAAGCCTACCAGATCGGGGCCTACGGCACGCTGTTCAGTGGTTTGAGCCAAGCCGGCGGCCTGTATTCGGGTTACCGCCGTGACGTGAAATCGGGAGCATTCGCATAGCCATGGCCGTCCCCGTCAACCAGATTCCCAACGCGCCCAACGCGGTGCCCGGATCGGCCCCGTTGCCCAACACGCCGATCCCCGGGTCCGCTCGCGCCTATTCCGCGCCGGTCTTGAATGCGCCGAATTTCAGCCGCGGCAACGCCATCCTTTCGCAGACGGCCCAGCTGCTCGACGCGCCCACGCCCCAGCCGGTCGAATTTATCGACTACGCTTCCCGCGCCTGGGCGGATTTCGGGGCCACCGGAGCCAAGGTGGCGAGCAACCTCATGGACCTTTCCATGCAGATGCAGCGGTCCCGCGACGAGGGCAACCTGGCCAAGATCGACAACACCTTGGCCCAGAGCTACGGCGACTTCCTCACGTGGAGCCAAGACAAGCAGGCCGACCAGCTGCTGCCCGAATGGGAGAAGCGCAAGGCCGCGGCCATGAAACAATTTGATGCCCTGCCATTTTCCGAAACCGGCAAGGCCAAGGCCCAGGTGCTGATCGACAACAAGACGATCAACTACACGGTGGACGTTTCCACCACGGCCCGCAAACGCCAGATCCAGAACGCGGACCGCGAAATGGAAACCTTGCAAAAACGCGCCGAGGAAATGGGCGATTGGGAAACCGCCGCCGCCACGCTGGCCAAGCGCAAGGCCGCCGGCCATATCGACAACGGCACATTGCAGCAGGGATTGCTGGAACTGAACAAGAAGCAGCAGCTGTCCGGGGTGCAGCAGCGCATCGCCATGGACCCTTTCGCCGCCGAGGAACACTTCAACGCCGTGCTCACCGAGGGTGGGGGCAAGTCCAAGGAATACGATTTGCTCGATGCGTACGCTTTTATGCAGGCCCGCGACAATGCGCGGTCCCAGCGCATCCAGACGCAAAGGCAGGCCATCACCACCATCAGCGACCTCTCGCTCAAGAATCCCCAAGGCATTAACGACGAGCAGATCAAGCAGCTGGCCGAGCAGGCCAAGATCCCGCAGGAAAACGTCGAGGCCCTCATCAACAACTGGAAGGTGGCTTATGACAACACGCCGGAAGGGCAGGCCCAGTTTGTGCAAAAGCAGAACGACCTCTTCTTCCGCGTCCGCCAATTCCAGCCCGAAATCGACAACGCCACCGGGGAACTGACCGAAAAGTCATTCGGGGAATACATGGCCTTGGACGCTTCCGTCCGCGCCAACATGCCCGCCGGTTACATCGAACGCTTCACTGCGCCCATCGAACGCCGCATCGCAGAGGCCCGCAAAAAGAACGAGGGCAAGCTCGACAACGCCCAGGTCATCATGCGCCAGCAACTGACCCAGCAGGTCAACCTCATGCGGAAGCACGGCATCCTGGGCAATGACGGCGGGGTGGATAGCGCCGGCAAGCCGGTGGACTACCCGAAATTTCTCGCCACCGAGCAGAAGCAGGCCGAGGTGCTCGACGCCGTGGAGGGCATCTTCGAGCGCAACCCGAGCATCACCGCGGACGAAGCCTTCAAGCAATTCCAAGACCTCTTCAACAATGGCCAATACGGCGACAAGGCCGCACAGGAATTCTTCCGCGGACCGGACAACCGGACGTTTCTTGAAAAGCTGGGCGATTGGTTTGGTGCCGCGGTCAACCCGACCGCCAACAACCCCAACGTGATGACCGCCGGCTTGTCCTGGGGAAGCTCATCGCTTACCGAGGGCCTCGAGGCCGATGCTCCGCTTCCGCCGGTGGCCGGTGCGCCTTCCGCGCCCGCGGGATTCAACCTTGCCGCCATGCCCGCGGACAAGCAGCCCGTGGCCCAGCGCATAGCCGAGATGGCCGGCCAATCTGGGCTGGGGGACTACGTGCCCCACCTCATGCTGCTGGTTGAGCAGGAGAGCAACTTCAACCCGAACACCGCAGCCAAGACCTCCTCGGCCCGCGGCCTCTTCCAGCTGCTCGACGGGGACCGTAAACGCTACGGCGGGGACAATAGCGTGGAAGGCCAGATCCGCGCCGGCTTGGCCAAGACCAAGACCAATATCCAAGCCGCCCGCCGCGCCCTCGGACGCGACCCCGACCCCATCGAACTTTATGTCATCCACTACCAAGGTATCGGGGCCGGTCCCGCCATCCTCAAAAACCCGGACGCGGACTTCCGCTCCACCCTCGACCGCACCGGCGGCAAGGGACACGCCAGCCGCGTGATGCGGGCCAACAAATGGCTCTCCGACATCAAGACCAACCAGGACTTCATCGATTGGGTGCGCGAGCGTTTGTCTCGTAAATCCGCGGTCCTCGCCATGGCCCAAGCATGACGCCCAACGAAGGACAACAGCTGGCCATCGAAAGCCGGGACCGCGAACTTCCCGACAATCACTGGAACCGCGTCTATACCGACCCCGACTATTTCGGGGAGTTTGCCAAGCGTCCGGCCATCCAGACCGGCGCGTCCCTCTCGCCTTTCCCCGAAACGTACGCCAAGCGGCAGGCCAACATTGCCTACTTGTCGAGCAGCCTCGAGATCCCCGCGGAGGAAATGCCCGCTATCTACGAGGCCAAGAAAAACGAGATCGGCAAGACCGCGCTGCAAACGCCCACGCTCTCCGACGAGGGCCTCTTCAACTATTTCAAAAAGCAGTTTGACCGCGAAAACGAGGTCAACACCGCGGCGGATGGCATCTACCAAGAGGTGCAGAAATCGGTCTTCCAGGGCCTCTTCGATTCCCAAGCCGGCACCGACATCACCGGACAGCCTGCCTACCGCCCGCTCCTCGAGCAGAAGCTCACCGAGGCTGGCGAAATCCTCTCCGATGAAGACCGGCTCCGTATCCGGGAGAACGCGGACAAGATGGCGGACAACCTCCGCCGCGCCAATGATTCCATCGGGGACGAGGCACGCTGGCTCTTCGACATCGTCAGCAAGCAGACCGGACGCGGACAGGAATACGAACTGACCGGCGAGCAACCCAACCCCGCCGGCACGGTGGGCGGTCTGGGTCCGGTGATGAATCTGGCGGTCAAGCAGCCCGAGGCCGCCCCCGCGGGCGAGGTCGATCTGAACGACCCCGAGATGCTCAACTTCCAGACCGAGCAGGTCCTCGAGAAGTTTGCCGACATGCCGACCGAGCGCCGGCAATCGATCTACCTTCTGGCCGGGGCCTTTGCCGAACTCAACCAAGTGGACAAGGGCGTCTTCTACCAAGCCGCGGAAACCCTGGGCCGCTTCCTTACCCGCGAGATGGGCGAGCGCATCAGCCGCAACTTCACCGAGGAATCGATTCGCGGCCAGCAGCGTCTGCTCGAGAGCGACCTTCCGCTCTACGAGGCGACCAACTTGGACGGGAGCAAAGGATTGAGCCAAGCCCCCGCCGCCGGCCAAGCCCCGATCACCGCGGAGCAGCGCGAGAAGCTCAAGACGGACGCCGCCCGCAAGCTGAAGATCCTCCAGATCAAGCGCGAACTGGTCAACTTGGCCGACACCCAGATCGACCCGATCAAGGTGGTCACCGATTGGCCCACGTGGGAGCAGGGCTTCTACGGCTTTGTCGGATCGATCCCTTACGCCGGCATCGCCGCCATTCCCTTTGTCGGTTTCCCCGCCATCACCGCGTCCTTCTTTGGGCAATACAAGGATGACCTCCTGCTCGAATACCCCGACATGGACCCCGACCAAGCGGCAGCGATTTCCGCCTTGGCCGCCCCCATGGCCGCCGGCCTTGAGCTAATCCAAGCCAACTTGGTCATGGGCCGATTCGTGTCCCTCGACCGCGCCATCAAATTTTTCCTCAAGCCTTCGCGCAATCCCATGACGCGGATCATCGCCCGCGGCACCGCCACCTTTGGCTTGGAAACCGGCATCGAACTGTCCCAGAACCGCGTCCTGCCCATCCTGCAAACCCTCGGGGCCGCCTTGAGCGATGACATACCGGACTACGATTGGCGCAAAGACATCGAAGCATTTGACGAGGAACTGGGCGTCACCGCGGTGACCATGCTGCTCTTCACCCTCACCGGCCTGCCTTTCATCACCTCGCAGGAGATCGGGCGCAACGCGGCCTACCTCCAGGATAAGAAGATGCTCAAGTATTTTGGCATGAGCGAGGAGCAGGCGGACCGCGTCTCGACCTCGCTGACCAAGAAGGAGCGCGTGGCCGCGTTCAAGGAAGCCGAGGCCGCCCGCGACCCCGCCCTCATCGAGGCCGGACGCCGCCAGCTTTTCGTGGACACCATGGCCCAGCTACAGGAACCCGCCGATCCTTTCCAGCCCAGCATCCGCCGGGACGGGGACCGCTTCACCGTGCTCGACGCCGAGGGCAATACCATCGCGGACCGCGTGGACGTGGATACCGCGTTCTATGAATTTGAGCGCATCGCCGGCAGCAGCGAGACGCTTTTTGCCAGCGTTCAAGGGGAACTGATCAACGCCCTCCTCGAGGCCGGCCAAGCGACCAACCCGGAAGGATTTAGCGAGCAGATCCAAGTGGCCACCCAAGAGGTCATCAACCGCTACAACAACATGACGCCCGAGCAGCTGCAAAGGCGCATCGCCCAGTGGGAGCGCGAGACAGGCCAGACGTGGCAGCCGGGGGCCGCGGTCAACATCACCGCGGTCAACACCCTTGAGCAGGTCAAGGAAGGTCTTTTCCAAAGCATCACCCGCGTGGTCAAGGCCAAGTCCCCCGAGGAAATCCGCGCCGTGCTCGAAGACCGCGCCGAGGGCCAATACAAGATGGCCCTGCAAGCGGGACAATTTTCCGAGGCCGATATGGTGGGGTGGATTCGGGAATACGAATCCGGCACCGGCGACAGCCTGCTTGAGGAAGACTTCACGTCACGTGACGTGGTCGAGGCCGTCAGCACCATGTCGGTGGCCTACTACAGTGGCAACTTGGACAACGCCCGCGTCTCCTCCCGGCTCCGCGCTTTCTTCGAGGCACTGAAAGAATACTTCGCCGCCATCTTCGCCCGAGGCATCCGCATCAAAGAAGCCATCGCCGCCGGCCAGATCTCCCCGGAATTTGAAGCGTTCCTCGCCCAGAGCGTGGGCCTCGACATCGATAGGCAGATTGGCGTGCAGGCGGCCCAGCAGGCAAGGGCGGAGGTCAATGCGGGAGGATTAGTCGAAAGTACTTTTGCCATTAGCCCATTTGATCTTGTGGGTCGCAACGTGATTGCAAAGCGCAATATCGAAGACAGTCCCTTGGCAAACGAAGATTCGTCAGCGAAAAAAGGTGCTGTCGGATACGTTGAAGATTATGACGATCTTGCCAAATTGCTTTATGTTGATTTTGGCAAAGGCGCAATTGCCGTAGATCCCAAAGAGATTTCAGTTGCCACTCCGGCACCCACGTTTGCCATCAGCCCGCAAATTCAAACCGATGCGTTCAAGCAATGGTTTGGCGATTGGGAAAATGATCCGGCCAATGCGTCCAAGGTGGTCGATGAAAACGGCAATCCTCTGGTGGTCTACCACGGAACACGCCGGCCAGACCGCGTTGGTGAGCGGTTTAGAAAATCCCGGGCCACCTCCGGGCCTATGGCATTCTTTAGTGCCGATCCGGCCATTTCGTCATCGTATGCCGAAGGCAAGGTGGACACTTCCCTGGACATGCCGTCCGATTACGCCGGATGGTTCAAATACAAAGGCAAGGGCATGCGTTCCGCAGTGGATATTGACCGCGCATGGTGGATGCTTTCCGAGGCCGAGCGCGAAACAATCCGTCAGCGCATTTACAAGGTTGGCTACGAAAATGCCGACGAAGGATCGGGTCCGATTGTGGGCAACTCGTCCAGCATCATGGGCCGTGATTCCATCGACTACGAATTGCGACAGGCCCGTGGCAACGCCTTGCGAGCCATGGTGGAAATGTGGCTCAACAGCGGTTCGCTCTTCAACGACGAGCAGATGTTTATGCAAGTCCTGGAAGCGGCGGGCATGGACATGTCCAAGGTCACGTACGAATCGCCGCATGCCGTAAAGTCCGCGGTTTACCCCGTTTATCTTTCCATCAAAAACCCTCTCAATACTTCTGACATTCCCGCCGATGTGGTTGCTGCTTTGGAGCAAGCCGGAAAGCGCAAGCGGGCCAAACAACCTGCTGGTAGAAACAATGACAACTGGGACAAGAACACGATCAGCGGCAAAGATTGGCTGGCGGCGTTAACGCAAGACATCGACAAAGGATGGACGCACGCTTGGACGCGAGTACCCGATTGGGTCACCGAAACATTGTCGCAACTTGGCTACGATGGCATCCGGGACACCGGAGGAAAATTCAGCGGCAAAGATCACCAAGTCTGGATTCCGTTTAGAGAAACACAGGTCAAATCGGCAACGGGAAATAGGGGAACCTTTGATGCATCCAATCCAAACATCACGTTTTCCATCAGCCCCGGGAAAGGCATTCGCTTCGATGAAATTGCCCAAGAAGATCCGAAACATGACGGCAGCAGGGTTGGCACCGCATGGCAAGGCAAGGTCAAGCCGACAACTCAAGATACCAACGACAGCATTGCAACTGTTAAGCCAAAAGAACTTGAGAAACAAATGGCCATGGTCACGCACTTTGTCGATGGCGTGCCGCTTCCAAAGTATATCACCAAGTTCCGCAACGCCGAAAAACGGATGCGGGCTTTCATCGATTTCCAAAAGGAAAATCTCTTGGCACTCTATGACGCTTTTGAGGCGTTGTCCTCTGATTACGTTATCCGCTCAACCCACTGGTATGACGGTGCTCGTCTGCTGGCCGAAGGAATTCGTGATCGGTATGGACTAACCATCGAACAATCATCCGCCATCATTGCCGTTTTCAGTCCAATGAAGGATTGGTTTCAAAACGTGGCAATGGGTCAAAGATTTGCTGATGTCATGGCAAACCACAAAGACGCCACCATTTCAAAAGCCGAGATGGGCGATGCCATGAAAATAATGATCAATGCCGCCGAGGATGAGAAAGGCGTCCGGGCAGCATTCAAATTGATTGAAGGCCGATCCATTGCGGAACTGATGGCAGACAAATCGAAGGCAGGAAGAAAAGTGGCCGGCGTGGCTATTCGTTTGATGTCCACCCACGTGCATGGCTTGAAGCATGATGTCTTGTCCCCAGAAGGCGAATCACTTGGAACGCGCAAAAATCTCGACGGCACCGACAAGACGCTGGTCTGGCAATCTTATGATTTCATCGAAAAAGCCATTGAGGTTTATGAGGACGGAAGTGCAGAGAACATCTCCAAAGTTCTTGGAACCGCGCACAAGATTCGGAATTTTTACAACAACATCGTCGCGCCTACTTCGCCCTACGGCGATGCCACAGTAGATACCCACGCGGTAAATGCCGCGGTGCTGTATCCGATGGGAAACAGGGGCTACTTGGTTGGTCTAAATTTCGGTGAGGCCGGTGTGGCAGGAGGTGGTAATTCCGGCCTTTATTGGTTGTTCCATGAGGCTTTGCGCGAGGCCGCGGCGGAGAGGGGCGTCATGCCACGCCAAATGCAATCGATCACATGGGAAGCTATCCGCGGATTGTTCACCGATGTGCGGAAGCGAGACAAAAACTTCGTTGCTCAAATCACCAAGATATGGGAAAGTTCAAGTGATGCTAACGCTGCAAGATCTCAAATCATCGGATTGGGCATCACTCCCCCAGAATGGGCCAGAGTGGGTGCCGGCGATTCGGGCATCCAGGGAAGCCTGGGAGAGCCTTCTGGGCAAGGCGTTGACGCCGCAGGAAGTGTTCAATCTGGAGTTCGACAAGGACGCCAAGGCGGAACTGGTAGCACAGGAGTAGAATCCACTTTCGCCATCTCGCCGGCGTCCTACTACGGCGACCTTGAGTCCGCGGTGGCCGCGCTCAACAGCAACCCCGCCTTCCGCCGGGAGCGGGTGGCCGCGGTGCTTTCCAAATTCAAGCGGATCAAAGAGCAGTTTGCCAACAAGGCGGACCTCGAACCGCTTTCCATGCCCGAGGCCGTGGCCCAGCTGGAAGCCATCATCACGCTGCTCCCGCCGGACGCACAATCCGAGGTGGGCGGATTCCGCCGTCTGCTTTCCTTTGCCACGGCCAAGGGCCGGCTCAATTACCTCACCGACCGCATCGCCAAGGCGGACGCCGCCCTGGAGAAATACCTCCGCACCGAATTGCAGGAGGACATCATGGATCTCCTCGAACGCGCCATGCCCAGGCCCGGGGAGAACAAGGTCCAGACCAGCAGCCTCGGGCCGGACGCCCAGCGCGTGGCCAACCTGGCCATCGCCGCCATCGAACTGGGCACCGACGAAACGTCCAACACCATGGCCGAGATCGAGGCCGCCTTGGCCAGCCCCGATATCGATGCGGACCGGCAAGAGAAGCTGCTCGAACAGTGGGGCGTGCTCAATGCCTTGGGCGACTTTTTCAATCGCTCCGCCTTGGAACTCGACCAGGCGCGGGTATTCCTCCGCCAGACGTTTGGGGCCGGACGCGCTATGTGGCGCATGCAGCAGGAGGCCCGCCGCAAGCAATACCGCGACATGGCCGAGGAACTGGCCGGCGGTCTGAAGAAGGCCACCGAGAACCAGATCGATAAGATGGATAAGGAGAACCCGTGGCTGAAGAACCCGCGGCAATTTGTCCTCTCGCACTATTCTTTCATGCAGCTGCTACGGAGCGTCCTGCCCAAGGCCGGCTTCCTCGAAACGTGGGAGCGGTCGATCCGCCAAGCCGAGATCGGGAGCAGTCGCTACCGGATGGACGCGGCCAAGCGGTTCATCGATACGCTCATGGCGGCCAGCGGCAAGAAGACCAGCTTTGGCGTGGGCCGGCTCATGTACAATATGCGGAAGACGCGGAAGGCCGCGGTGCGCTACAAGGAGGGCTACAACGAAAAGCTCATCCGCCTGCCCATGGAAACGGCGGCCAACATTCTTGAGGGCCGCGCCTCGGCCAAAGCGTTCAAGTTGAATGCCGAGGCCGTGGCCAAGATGAGCGAAGCCTACCTGGCCGTGCCAATCATGCGCCGGCGCACCACGCCCTCCGGGGCCGTGCGCGAGACGCCCAACCGCCAGCAATTCCTCGAATTCTACGTGCGGCAAAGCGAGGGCACCGATGACAAATTGAACATGTCACCCGCCGAGGCCATGCAGCTGCTGCTGGCTTGGGACCAGAGCGAGGTGCAGGCCCGCATGCGCCGGCAGGGATGGACCGACGAATCCATCGAGGACATGCAGAAGATGGTCACCTCGGTCCCCGGTGGGGAAGCCACCATGGATTTCCTCCGCCGCGAATACAAAGCCGGCGGGGATGCCGCGGACCCCGTCTACATGAAGATGTTTGGCATGGCCATGCCCCGCATCGAGAACTACGCGCCCACGCGCTACCGGCACAAGGATGACAGCAATGACCTTTCCCCCATGGGTAGTGCGCTCGAACTGGCCGGCACCACGCCCGGGTCCCTCAAGGCCCGCCAACGCCACGATGCCCGCATGCGCCGGACCGATGCCATCACCGTCTTCTTCCAGCACGCCGCCCAGATGGGTCACTGGATTCACTTTGCCGAGATCAACCGCGAGATCCGCGGGGTGCTCAAAAACCAGAACGTGCGCGAATCGATGGAAGCCACCCTCGGGCGGAGCGGGTTGCAGATCTTCGACCAGTGGATGGACACGCTGGCCCAAGGCGGGGGACGCCGCGCCATGGAACTCTCCGCGGACAAAGACATCTGGGCCGCCCTCATCAGCGGCAAGAGCATCGCCTCGCTGGGATTCAGTGTCCGCACCCTTTTCATGCAGATCGACGCGGCCAACCGTGCCGCCCTGGACATGGGCCTTGCTGAATACACCAAGACAGTTTTGGACCCGCGGTGGATGGCGGACATGCCCAAGGCGTGGAACTCGGACACCGTGCAACGGCGTCTCATCGAAGGCAGCCGGCCCGAGGTGCGCTACGTGTTTGAGCGGGCCGCGGTCCGCCCGAGCATGCTCCTCTGGGCCGCCCAGAAATCCATGATCCCGATGCAGATGACCGATGCCGCGCTCACCAGCTTCACCGCGGCCATCGTCTACCGCAACGCTTACAACAAGGCCAAGAAAGCCGAGGCGTCCGATGCCATGGCCGAGCAGGCCGCCCTCGACGCCATGGACAAGGCGGTCTTCAACTACAGCCAGCCAATCGACATCACCAGCCGGTCGCTCCGGGAAGTCCAGGGCAACATGCTCCAAAAGGTTTACATGATGTTCCTCTCGGACGCCCGTTTGAAGACGGCCCTCTTTGCCGAGGCCATTGGCCAGCTGGGCAAGGAAGGCGAGCGGGGCAAGGGTGCCAGCACCATTTCCGCGCTGATGATCATGGCCGTGGTCACCCAGACGATGGCCAACCTCTACCGCGATTGGTTCAGTGACGAGCCGGACGATGAGATCTGGACGCTCGAAGGCTATGCCATGGCCATGATGCTGGCCCCGCTCTCCGGGTATATGCTGGTGGGCACCGTGGGTTCGACCGTGGTGCGCGAAGCATTCGGTGAAATGACATTTCAATCGACCGATCCGGCCAACGAGATGATCGACCGCGGCATCCGCTCCATCAAAGGCTGGGACAATACGTTCAACACCTCGGACCCCGAGGCCATGCTCAAGCAGTGGAACAACCTGCTCCGCTTCGCCAGCTTCAACCCCACGCTCGCCGCGCCCGCGGCCCTGCTCAACTTCGCCAAACCCATCATGGGCGCGATGGAAAACGCGGAGAATCCCGAATAATCCGCTTGTCCCTCTGACGCAACGCTGCACTATTTTCGACTAATCCCATGGCTCTGCAAAACGACACATCTCGGATTCAATACAATGGCAACAACTCGACCACCTCGAGCTATGCCATTCCCTTCGTTTTCTTCGAGAACGCGCATATCAAGTGCGTGGTGACCAGCAGCGCCGGCGTCGATACCACGCTCGCCCTGGGCAGCGGGTTCAACGTCACCGGGGCCGCCAACCCTAACGGCGGAAGCCTTACCACCACCGCCGCGGTCCCGACCTCGAGCAAGGTCACCATCTTCCGCGAAGTCCCCGCCACCCAGACCACCAGCTACCAAGAGGGCGGAGATTTCCCCGCGGCCAGCCACGAACGCGCCCTGGACAAGCTGACCATGATCGCCCAGCAGACCAAGCGTCTGGCCGACCGCGCCCTCAAGGTCCCCGAAACCCAGAACAACCCAAACGACCTACCCAACGCCGGCACCGGCAAGAAACTGCTTGGTATCGATAACGGTTCGATAACGTGGGAAGACAACCGCCAGCTTCCGGCCTATCCTGCTGGAAATACTCAAAAATTACTTTCCGCGCCCGGAGGAGGATTTGCGCCTTCTTGGCAAGATGCTCCGAGCATCGCGGTTGGACCTATTACGTCCACGGGATCAAGCACGCCTCGATTTATTGCTGATCGGTTTTCTGACATTGCCAATATTCTCGATTACGGCGCGGACCCAACCGGCGTTCAAGATAGCTGGTTAGCTATCCAGCGAGCACTGGCAGGTAATTCAACGTGGGTTCTTCCGGCCAATGTCGATTCGACTTTGACCGCAAGCGACACTGACTGCGTACAGGTAATCAACAAAGTGTGGCCCAAATTGTTTTTTTACGCAAACCCTCGCAGGGTGTGGTTTCCCAAGGGCATTTACCGGATTAGCCGACCAATAGTTGTTGGACCAAGTGGACGTTTGACCGGCGACAGAGACGTTGAAATATGCCCCATGAATGGATTGCGCGGACAATTCAACCTTATCGAAAGCAATTTTGCATGGCTTTACAGGACGCAAATGCAGGACAATATTCCTTGGCAGGCATTTGGAGGATACGACCACAGTTTGCGTATCGAAAATATTAATCTGAAAGGTTTTGGTGCGGGAGAAGGCTACAACAATACTACGCAAACTCCTCAATTAGCGTTTTATCATAAGGACGTGATGATGAGCGGACCAGGCTCTACGTTTTCCCAAAAAGGTACGGGCACATCGGGTTCTACAACTTTTACGGTAAGCAATCCATCTGCGCGATTTTATCCGGGAGAAAAATTTAAGTTTCACAACCATTCTACTGTTTACACGTACGTTAGCCAAAGCGGCTCGACGCTTACTATTACGCCGGCGCTTACTCAATCCGTAACTGACGCGTTTATTCTTACAGGACTACCAGCCAACAACGGCATCATGGTCAACGGAGGCGAAGACGCATTTATTTCACAGTGCAATATTAGCTCGCTTACTGGGGCCGGCATCTTTGTCGCTTTAGGCACGCCAGCACCTTTGATTTCCAACTGCATGGTGAACTTTACTGATGTTGCTTACTGGATGGAGGCAGGGAAAAACACGCTTATTCAACCTTCTGGTGACGGAAATAATACCTTTCTACGCACTGGATATTTGGCTTCCGGCACCACTGCCATGTTAAACGCAAAAGTAGAAGGTCAACGCCGAGCAACGACGATTAGCGCAACGGCTGGAGGGATGCCGTATCCGTTTGCCACCTCAAATCGATCAGCCATCGAATTTGGTTGTAGGAACGCGGCTGGACCAGGGCATCTTACATTGATTGGTGGCTCGTTCAACATCGACTATGGTCTTTATGGCGGAGGGGGCAGCAATGGAGATGGGTATGGTCAAACGCATCCATTTCTATTTGCGTGGAGAGATTTTGAATTTCCGCGCATTACACTGCAAGGCGTAAAGCAATTTGGATACCGCGAACAGTTTTACAAACTGATCAACGTGTTTAATAACAACGTGGATCTTGTTTACAAACGTCGAAAAATAGATGACTTTGAAGACTTTGTAACCATTGGCGCACAGTCTACATTAAGTTGGTATGATGATACCAACTGGCCGAACGTGTACGGTGTCAAATGTTTGACCCGCACCAATTCAAATACTGGGTCCGGCGACAGTTTTGGATTTTACATAGATCAAGGTTCGGGAGTGCTGGCCAACACTGCGTCCTATACGAGAAGCGGCACAACGGCAACATTCACCTACTACGCTGCCGATGGCGTCACGCTGGCAGCGCATGATCTTCAAGTTGGTGATGTGGTGAATATCTTTTACCCGCCGAATTTCAACAATGCCAACAGACTGAATCCAAATACTGCCGCCCCGCACGGCATGTTTACCGGCGCAATGTTCGTCAAAACCGTTCCAGACGCTAACACTTTTACTACCACCGTTTTGAATAGCGGAGGCACAACCAGCGGAGGTGTCAATGTTAGAATACCAACCCTCAAGCATTACCTGCTGCATTCAACGGAAAATGGTGAGCACATATTTCAAATGCCCAGCGAACTTGGTGAGTCTGTACAGAGAAAGGCATTCTCTTTTTATGATAAGCAACGGCGTTTGCAGGCCGGCTTGCGAGTTCCTTCTGCCGACAGCGCGATGTGGTGGGTCAATCGTGAGTTGGCTCTTGGCGGAAACATTGATGTCCCTGCAATTAAAATTTTGCACGGCGCAAACTCTCCTGCTGCATCCGCGCCAGATGGTTCATTATATCTGCGAACCGATGGAGATTCTTCAACCACACTCTATGTCCGGGCAGCCGGCGCATGGAAACCATTAGCATCCTATGATCCTTAAACGCATTGCTATTATCTTGCTGGCACTGGCATCCACATGCGCGGCTCAACTCAAATCTGTCATGGTCGATGACAGCGGGGTTGTGCAGCGTCCCGTCAACTTTTGGAATGCAAACGGTCAACTGAACGCTAATAGGCGCAATGTTACTTTTGCCAGTTTAGCGACAAGCACAAGCCAGGGCGGAATTGCTGAAATAACAAATTCACAAGCGTCACTCGATGTGGAATCAACAAATTCAAATGCGTTTGCATCTATAAGATTGATGCAAACAGCCAACGGGCGACCATCGGCTGGAACCGGAACAATATGGGGGAGCGATAGCCATGCGTTTTGGTGCGTGATAGACGTTGTTCCTCGCGGAACCGATGTCCTCCGCTTTGTTGCTGGAAATAGCGCGTTCAATACAAATTATGGCATTTATCCAACCAACAGAGCCGTTGGATTTGAAATCAGTCTTGCTGGCGAAAGCGGCGGAGTGGGAACTAATCGGTTGCGTTTGATCGCGCACAACGGATCATCGGCAACTAATGGGCCTTGGGTCAATATTGGAAACTGGTTCAATTGGTTTACTATCGGAGTGCAGCAAAACAAAACCAACGGAGAGATCCGCGTTAGCATCGGCGTTAATGGATCATCTCCCACACTCATCACCAACGCCACGATCATGGGCGGCCCGACAAACGATAGCGCAATCGGATTAAGCACATGGGAAGCTGGAGTGTTTGCGCCACAAACAAATGGGAGCGGCAGTTCCGGCGCAGGAATTTATTCAGCTTGGATGGAAGTGACGCAATGATCTATTTGTTCACCATCTTTGCTTTGGCCCTTACGGCCTGCACCTCGACACCCCGGAATCCCCAGGCCGCGGTCGAGCGGGAGATCAATGCTTGTCTGCCGGCGGCCATCACGATGCGCGAAGGGTTAGTCGAAAGCGGGATCTGGTCCGAGGTCCTGGTAGTGCATTGGCTCGAGGGGAAGAAGGCCCGCGGGCATGCTTACGCGGTCTATCTTTATCCGCCGGCGAAGAACCAGCTTTGGGCCTATGACCGGGATTGGGGCAGTATTCGGGTGCGTGCGTTGAAGAGTGACGCCCGAGCGGTGGCCATGGCGGCCAACAACAGTCGCGCCCTCTGGGGTCCGATAACTTCCGCGGAGTATTTGCAATGATCCCCGAGAGCCACACTTTCAGTCCTTTGTTCAAGGGCCTCACTGGAATGCTCGCTTCTTTTGGCGGGGCCTTGGTGACTTTTATGTCGCACCTCGAGTTGATTCTCCGGGTGGCCGGCGTGGGGATCGGGGTGGCCTGTGGCGTGGCCTCGCTGATATCGATCATCAGAAACATGCCTCCGCGTAGAAAGGGCCGCCTGCCATGAGTGAGATCAAATTCCAAGACTACAACCGGATTGTCAGCCAGGTGGTGGCGGTGGCGATGGGGCCGGATGGCAAGCCGGCTCTGATGTCGCCGGACCGTCCCTCGGGGACCAAGGCGGAAGGTTTCACGTACAACACCAGCGCCCAGGTCACGGCGATTGCCTTTTACAGTGCCTTTGACACTTCGACCAACACCCCGAGCGGATTGATTGCGACGAAGAACATCATCTGGAACACCTCGGGCAACGGCGCGGGACAGCCGGCCTTCGTTCACTGGACGTGAGCAACTACGCTTACAATCCGATCACCGGCCAACTCGACCTTGTCGGTGGAGGTGCGAGTTACATTGACGGGGTGGTGGCTGATAGCTCACTGCTCCCGGTGACGGTGGGGACGCCAGCCCTCGACTCCGTTTTCCTTGCCAAGGCGGGTTCCGGCCTGTGGCTAATTTCTCGACGGCCCGCGGGACTGTATGTGCGAGTGGCCAACAACGGCGTGGCCGCGGATTGGACTTATCTTGGCGCGTTTCCCGAGGTGAATGCAGATGCCAATTGGGAACTGTATAACTCAACTGACCCCACGAAAGAATTGAAATTTGATTTGTCCGGTCTGCCCACCGCGACCATCCGCACCGTCACCGGCCCCGCGGGCAACGGGCAGATGATGGTTTCGGGACAAGCCGGATCATTCACCACGCTCACCGCCAACAACGGCACGCTCACGGCGTCCGCGCCTGTGCTTGATTTGGAGCAGACTTGGGATGATGAAGCTGTTTTCACGGCGTCTATTAGCAGCACAACCATGACGGTAACCGCTGTTACAAGTGGAACCATAAAGATAGGACAAGCACTTACCAGCAGCGGCTCAATTTCGACGGGAACAAGAATCACTGCGTTTGGCACTGGAACAGGAGGCGCTGGAACATACACCGTTGACCTTTCACAAAATAGAGCCTCTGCAACAATTACGGCACGGATGCTATTCAATGCGTTAAATGTGAACGTAGTGGATACCTCGAGCAGTGCCAATTCTACTTTGTGCGATTTAAAAACAGGCGGAGTTTCAAAATTTTCTGTTTTGAAAGACGGAACTGTTAATCTGGGGTTTCCAACTGTTTCTGGCACTTGGACATTCAGAAATGCCAGCACTAACTCCGCACGTTTAGACAGAAACGGAGTAAATGTTTTATTTTTACGACTGCAAGCTGCTGGAATCTCGCGTCTCGGCCTCAATTCGGAAATGTCATTGGCGTGGGGCAGCTCAAGTGTTGAAGACCTTCATTTATATCGCGATGCTGCTGGTGAGTTGGCCCAGCGGAACGGCCTAAACGAACAAACCTTCCGCATCTACAACACCTTCACCTCCGCGACGAACCACGAACGCGGGTTCCTCAAGTGGAGCAGCAACGTGTTTCAGATCGGCACGGAGAAGGGATCGGGCGGCGGGACGGCGAGGGCGCTGGAGTTTCAGACGGATGGGGTGACGAGATACACGCTTGCCGCAACCACAGGACAGCTTTCAAGTCAGAACTCACGTTTCGTAGTGGACGATGCCAACACGGCTGTTCATGTGGGCAATACCCCACGCATAAGTTTATACGGAGCTTCGGCAAATCAACAGCTTGCCGTTGGCAGTGCCGTAGACATTCGCTGGTCAAATACTGGGCGATCCGATCAATCTACAAGTTTCAACATTTCGCTGGCGCGAGATGCTGACGGCATCTTGGCCCAGAGAGCGGGAGCCACGGCGCAAACATGGCGCATCTACAACACCGTCAGCGGCACGAACAACGTCAACTTCGACCGCGTCAATTTCCGCTGGGCCAGTAACGAATTTATCATCGACGCCGAAGCGGGCGGCACAGGCACCCTGCGCGGCATCAAGATCGGCAGCGCGACATCCTCGCTGCTTGGATTCTACGGAGCAACGCCTGTCGATCAACCCGCCACCGTAGCTGACCCCGCAGGCGGCGGAACGGTGGACACCGAAGCCCGCACCGCGATCAACGACATCATCGACCGACTCCAAGAACTCGGCCTTATCGCCTAACACTTTATGCTAACCAACCCAACACCAATAGTGACGGAACCCGTTCCGTCGAAAGTCTACGACAAGCTGCACGTTTACAGCCTGTCCGCAATCCAGCCTACGCTTAATCCGAAAAGCGGTTCCATCTCGGTCGATCTCCTTCCGGCGACATCTGACGGACAACTCGCTTCCGGCGATCAAGTCCAGAAAATCACCGCGCCGCTCAACGAGGAAATCCTCGCCGCGGTTCCCGAACTCGCCGCCGCTTTCGCCGCAGTCCTCGCCGCGATTCCCGCGACCCAAGCCTACTTGGCCAGCCAGCAGGAGCAGCCCAATGAATAAGACCGTCACTCTTACGGAAGCCGAGGCCAAGGTCGTGCAGCAATCCCTCGATGCCGCGATCCGGTCCGGCGGAGCCAATGCCGCGGTGGTCATCTTGCCAATCATGCAGTCTATCGAAAAGCAACTTGCCGGACCCGAGCAACCCGCGGAGGATTAGTCGAAAACGATGAACGCTTTTTTCGCCAAACTTGCAGGGATCTCGCTGGCCTTGTGGAATTTCTACCTTCCGCTGCTCCGCGACATTTTTCGCACCGGGGCCGCGGCCCTCTTGCCGCTCGCGGTGGAGGTGGTCCGCACGTTGAACAAGACGGACCTGCCGAGCGGGGCCAAGCGTGACCAAGCTCTCCTTTCGCTCAAGCGTGAGGCCGCACAGCAAGGAATTTCCGCCACCGAATCGCTGCTCCGGTGGACTATCGAAAGCGCGGTGCAGCGCGTGAAATTACTCAAATGAAATCCTTCATCCTCCGATTCCTTGTCTCGAAGGGTGGCAGCCTGCTGACGCCGGCCATTGCCGCCCTGGTGGCCGCCGCGGTGACGCGGGTGGCCGCGCACGATCCCACCTTGGCCAGCCACATTGACCCCGCGGCGGTCACGGGTTTTTTGATGGCCGCCTTGGTGAGCGTGATCAATTACGCGACCAACGCGGCCCAGAGCAACGGGGTCAAAAAGATCCAGGCCGTGGTGAACGCCCCGGTGGATGGCTATGCCGGTCCGGTGACCTATACGGAAGTCCGGCGGGCCTTGCCAAATTCATAACGAAGCAACCGGAACCGGAGGACCGGCGTCCATTCTGGCAAAGGCTGCTGGCCTCGCTCCGGGCGGACGTGGACGGGAAACGATTCTGGATCAAAGGAAAGGCGAATTTCTAATGCATGCATTTCGAGCAATGTTGAATGTTGCCGGCGTGAAACACTTCACGGCGGAGGAATTGTTTTTCCGCGGATCGAGCGATGCGACCTTGGGGCTGAATACTCCGCCCCCGCAATCGCTTTGGAAGAACATGATCCCGACCGCGGTGGTGGCCGATGAGGCCCGCGAGAAGCTGGGCAAACCGATCCGCATTCTTTCGGCCTACCGCTCGCCGGCGTACAACCGGCGCATTGGCGGGGCCAGGGCAAGCCAGCACATGAGGTTCTGTGCGCTGGATCTCGGCACCGAGCAGCCGGCGGCCCTCTACAAGATCCTGCTGGAGATGCGGCGGGACGGGAAATATAAGGGCGGGCTGGGGCTATACCGGAACTTTGTCCACCTCGATACCCGGGGCGTGAACGTCAACTGGGCAGCGTAGTCACTTGAAAATGATTTGGCGGTGCGGCGTGGAGCAGGACACGCAGCCAGACAATGGAGCGTTACAAAATAACACCACAATATGTAACAAAGCGGGTGCGAATCCCGCCGCCGCCCTTAACATTCCTGCTCGCATACCCTTTCGGGTCGCTGATTCTGCGCCGTCTGTGTGGCCGCTTTGGCGCTATACCCGCTCGGGAACGCTGATGGCCTTGGTGAGGGCCTTCGCCATGGTATCAATTGATACCGCCGTGTAGCGGTTGCTGACGCGGACCGAATCGTGGTCGCAGATCAGCTGGCGGACGCGCTGATCGATGCCGGCCTCGGCCAGCAGGGAATTGGTGGTGTGACGCCATGAGTGGAATGTCTTGTCGGTAAGGCCGCGGCCTTCGCCACGCTTGGTGGTTTTCACGCGGACGATGCCGGCGCGGTCGAGCAGCTGGGAGAAGTGTTTGCTGGCGGTGCCGTGCTCCATGGCCGCGAGAGTGGGGGTGATGAGGCCCTTGCCGCGGAGTGTTTGTAGCTCACCCATGAGAGGGACGGTGACCACCTTGCCGAGGCGGGATTTTTTCTCGGGCAGGAACCGGAGGTTGCCGTCCTCGATCTCTTCGTAGGACCGCCGGCGGGCGTCCCCGAGGCGCATCCCAAAGTAGAGGCCAAACAAAATGCACGTGCGCCATTCGCCCTGGGCCACGTTGAGGATGGCCGCAATCTCGCCTTGGTTGAATGCTTTGCGTCCCGAGGGCGTGGCGTCCGCGCTCATGCGGAAGAGGGCCGCGGGGTTGGCCTCGATGTTTCGGAGATGCATGGCGCGGGTGAAGACGGCCCGGATGGTCTTGGTGACTTGCTGGGCGGTATTGGTGGACAGGCCGCGCTTGATCATGCCGTGGTAGAACTCGCTTATATCCTCTGGCGTTATGGACCGGAGATCGTGGCGGGTGCGCTGCCCGAGGAAGTCCGCGAAGTGCGCCACGTGCTTCCGGTAGCTCTCCATGCTGCGAGTCTTGGCCGTCTTGGCCGCCAGATAGCCTTGGGCAGCCTTTTCCCACGTGGAGCGCCGTCTGGCCGCGGACATGCCGGCGGCCCGTAGCAGGGCATCCAAGCGCGATTGCGCCCACACGCTGTCCGGCGTCTCGGAGCGTAGCTCTCGGCCTACGGCTTCCATCTCGTCCGCTACGCGCTGGGCGGTCCGGCGGGCGGTCTTGAATGGCAACTTGGTGGAGCGTATGGTCTGACGCCAGAACCCGCCCTGGGGGTGATCCGGTGCCGCCACCCAGACGCGCATCCGGGCCAGCCAGAAAGGGGAGTTGGGCATGGTGGTCAGCGAGGCCATGGGGCAAAAGTTAGCACAGCAATTTGTACATGCAATAGTGGTTAATGTGGTAAATTTTGGAGCGTTTTACTCTGTAACAGAAGGGCTGGCCCCGAGCGTCGGTTCGATTCCGACCCTCGCCTCTTTCTCTGTAGAATGGGCCGCGGAGCCGAGAGTTAGCCCAGCAAGTTAGCACACATTTGCCTCTTTCAACTTCCTTGGCGCGTTGTATCTTTCGACTATGCCTTACGCCGATCCCGATCAGCGCAAAGAATACATGAGGGAGAGATACCGCGAACGCTACGAGGGAGAGCGGGGCTTTCGGGAGAAGGAGAACAAGCGGAAGCGGGAGTACTACGCGACCAATGAGCGGTATGCCTCGAAGACGCGCCGGCGGTGCCGGCTGAATGCCCGGAAGAAAGCGGCGGCCCAGAAAAAGTAAGTCACACATAGGACTGCCGATGTCCGACCCCCGCCAATAATGTGGGGGCGTGAATAAGTTATCGATACTACTTGCGTGGGGGCAGTTTGCCTTTGGCAGCTGCTTGGTGCTTCTTGCCTTTTATCTCCGCCGCGTCAGCCGCGTCCTTGAGGGCTTGGACCAGAACGAAACGCACGTAAGCGGATAGCGAGCTAAAGCCTTGGGCCTTGGCTTGGGCCTTGGCGCGTTTGGTCAGCGCGGGTTCCATCGAAATGCCGGCGTGGACACTCTTTAGATGCTTGGGTTTTTTGGGATTCATAGCGGGTTTACCTTCGCACAATACCAAAAGTTAACAAGTTTTCGGCATGGGGTATTCTGCCCATCTTTTCGCTTGAACCTTGTTAAATGTTTGGCAAGAGTTGGCGCTTCGATATGGCGAACAAGCGCAAACCCACCTCGCAAAAAGTCCGGCCCACGGGCATCTCATTGCCGCCGGATCTGCTCAAGAAAGCCCAGCGTTTCGCGTTCAAGCAGGACATGAGTTTGTCCGCGTTGATCCGCGAGTTGCTCATTACCCAACTGGCCGCGAAATGAGCACCGACCAGCTGCTCGAAGAAGCGCGTGGCACCTTGCCGCGCAACGTCAAGGGCAAGGGCCAACGGCGCGTGATCGAATCTTGGATGCCCGCGGTGAACGAACTCCGGGCGAAACATTTCAGCTACCTCGAGATTTACGAGTGGCTCAAGGCCCGCGGCATCGATGTGCATGACCGGCCTATGACATTTATCAGCGCGGTATCTCGCAGACGCCGCCGCTGGCTCAACAAACAATAGAACCCCATATGGACTACTACATCATCAGCATGCTGACCTTCATGGCGCTTTGCGCCGTGATGGGTGCTTACGCGGTGGGATTTTGCCGCGGTTACGACGAGTGCGAAGAACAGCACCGTTGGCACCGCTGGCTCCTTCGCCGTGAAGAGAACCGCCGCACAAAACTTTAGGGACGCGCAATTAAAACGAAACCGGCCACCGGAGCGTCCCCCGGTGACCGGCCAATGCAAGAACAGAACCAAGTGAAAAATGAACACAGAACAAACGCAGCTGCAACTCTTTTCCCACCATCTGGCGGGATTGGCGTTGAAGTATCCGAGCCTCTATTTCGAGGACCGGCAGAACCCGAAACATCTGGCCCGCTACAACGAGGCGGACCGGCCCGCAAAGAAGTGCAAACTGGAATTCGCCCGCTTCCAGGCGTGGCGTCCGGTGGTGCAGACGGTCAACCTTCCCCCGCTCCCGAGGGTGAGGGCCGCGGTCTACGAGACGGTGACCTTTCGCCGGCTGGTGGCGTGGGCCAGCAACCCCACGCGGTTGGCAGAAATCCTGGTCGAGAAAGGGGTGCGCGGATGAGCGACCTGGCCATCAAAGAAGACAACAAGCGCGTGGAAGTCGCGTTTAACCAGAGCGGGGTCCAGCTTCGCAGCATGGACGAGATGGGGCGGTTTTGCCGCGCTATCGTTAACTCGGGTCTGGCTCCTTCGAGTTTCCAGACACCGGAGCAGGTGATGGTGGCCATTCAATGCGGCCTCGAGATCGGCCTTCCGCCGATGCAGGCTTTGCAAACCATCGCGGTGATCAAGGGCCGGCCCTCGCTCTTTGGCGATGGGGCTTTGGCCTTGGCGATGGCGCACCACTTGTGGGGCGGGATCGAGGAAACGCACGTGGCGGAAACCAACACCGCGGTCTGCAAGATCTGGCGTTTCATCCGCCGCGATGACAAGACGCCCAAGCTGACGCTACGGACGTTTTCCGAGGAAGACGCCAAACGCGCCCAGCTGTGGGGCAAGTCTGGTCCTTGGACCGCGTATCCCAAGCGCATGCTGCAAATGCGTGCTCGTAGCTTCGCGCTCCGCGATGCCTTCCCGGACGCATTGCGTGGCGTGGGCATCAGCGAAGAGGTCAGCGACTACCAGCCGATGAAACCCGCCCGCGGACGCGAGGTGGCCAGCAACCTGGTGCTCCCCGATGCCGAGCCGGAATCCATTGTGGATCTGGTCAGCGACATCGCGGTGCTCTCCAATCAAATCAAGCAGGAGGAACTGCTCTAATGGAAACCGGAGTCCTCACCATGGCCGAGGCGTCTTACCGCCGAGCCGAAGGAATCAGCAAAAGCGATCTGGATTGGATTGCCGCACCGCGCACGCCGGCGCATTACAAGGCCCGTCGAGATGGGTTAGTCGAAAACGTGCAGACGCCCGCCATGCGTCTCGGCAGCTTGGTCCATCGGGCCGTGCTCGAGCCGGACACCATGGCCGGCGCGTACGTGATCAAGCCCGAGGGCATGCTCTTCACAACGAAAGAGGGCAAGGCGTGGAAAGCCGAGCAGACATTACCTGTGATAACGTCACAGGAAGCTGACACGATCCACGGGATGGTGCGCTCTGTCTGGGCGCATCCGATGGCCAAGCGCATCCTTACCAACGCGAAGACCGAGCAGTGCCTCTTCGCGGAGGATGAGCACGGGACGATCCGCAAGGCGCGTCTCGACGCTCTGGTGGGCGGAAGTGTCATACCCGATCTGAAGACCTCGGCGTCCGCGGACCCGCAGGAATTCGAGCGGAGCCTTGGCAAATTCCGCTACCACGTGCAGGCGGCCTATTACATCGATCTGTGCCGGCTGGTGGGTATCGACAAGTCCGACTTCGTCTTCATCGTGGTCGAGAAAGAGGCCCCGTATGCGACCGCCGTTTATTCGCTCTCGCAGGAAGCTATCGAACTGGGACGCGCCGAGTATCAGCGCGACCTGGCCCGGGTCCGCGATTGCACCGAGAAGAACAGCTGGCCCGGATTCACCGAGGAGATCACGGTCATCGGCCTGCCGGCGTGGATGCAGAAACAAGCGGAGGGTTTGCTATGAGCGAACCCAATCCGCTCGTTGAGGCACTTGTCGCGCACGCTCAAGTCACGCTCGATTTGGTGTGGGCACTGGAATGGCTCAACACGCTCACCGACCGCATGACCGGCGACCACATGGTGGCCGAGTTTATGGCCGAGTTGGAACACCGCCGCACAACCAGCGACACGCTTAATGCCGCGGCCAAGGAGGCCCAGATATGACCGTCTGGCCTGTCAAAGAGCGCGTCTACGTGGACGGCGTTGCATGCGCTTGTCGCATTCAATACGGCGTCGATTGCGGTGGCGGTGAGAACGACTATTTCACGGTCGCACGTGAAGACAATGGTCGCTGGCTCACCGCCCGCGTTGACCAGATCCGGTCCGCTCCCAATCCCACCTTGGACATCGAGGAGGAAGCACAATGACCGGAACCGAACTACGCGACCAGGGCATGGCTTTGGTCAACGAGGCCACGCCAGACCAGTGGAAGGACGAGGCCGACAGCCTCATCGTGTCCATGGCTCGGAGCGGGGCGGAATTCACCGCGGAAGATGTTCGCGCCTGGGTGGGCAATCCGCCCAAGGCCAATGCCATGGGGGCGCGGTTCATGGCCGCGCTCCGCAGTGGCATCATCGAGCGGGCCGGATGGAAACATGCCAGCCGCAAAGAGGCTCACGCCCGTGCGCTGGCGGTTTACAAAGGGGTGGCCGCGTGATCAAGGCCGTCATCCAGGGCCAGCCGGACACGGTGACCGCCCAACAAAAGGGCGTCATGGTCCGCGGTGGGCGCGTCATGTTCTACACCAAGAAAAAGGTGCAGGACGCCAAGGACCGTCTTACCGCGGAACTCCGCCGGCATGCGCCACGCAAACCCGTCGATTGGCCTGTTCTGGTGACGATCCGCTTTTGGTTCGCGCCGGTGAAGGCAAGGCCGCTGGAGAAAACCCATGGCGTGAGGCCGGACGTGGACAATCTGGCCAAGGGCGTCTTGGACTGCTTGGTCCCCGCCGGCTGGCTCGAGGATGACGCCCTCATCGATCAACTCATCATTACCAAAGCCCGGAGCGGGGATGCCCGCCTGGAAATCGAACTCAAAGACTTACTCAAATGAAACATCTCAACATCGAAATTGCCGTGCTCCGGTCCCCAGACTTTCTGGGGGCCGATCCGGTGGACCGCGCTACGTGGCTCTGCCTGCTGGCCTTTTGCGCGGACCAGGAGAACACGGGCATCATTCGCGCTTGCCGCGATTGGAAAGACCGGCAATGGCAGCAGGTGGCCGGCGTGACCTTGGAGGAGGTCAACAAGCAGACCATGCTGTGGAACTGGATTGGGGACGATCTGCTCGTCTTTCACTATCCCACTAAAACCGAGGAGTTTGCGAAGACAATGCGCGAGCGTGGCAGCCGCGGTGGCAAGGCGAAGAAAGCAGATGCTCAAGCGCACGCTAAAGCACACGCTCAAGCAGATGCTGTAGCCCACGCTCTACCTAATGTAAGGAAAGGTAAGGAAAGGAAATCTAATGTAATACAAAGCCCAAGCCTCGAGGAGGTGCAGACCGCCGCGAGCATGATGGGCGTCGAGGCAAGGCTGGCTGAAATATTCTGGAATGAATGCGAAGCCAGACCAATCAGCCCGGACGGGGAGTGGACCGGCAAGGACGGACAGCCATTTCGGAACTGGCGCAACGCGCTCAAGGCATTTGGCGAGCGATGGAAAGCCAATGAGAACCGCAATGGCACCGCATTTGCGCGGAATGGGGCCTCTGGGCTTTCGACTAAACCCTTGAGTGTCTGGGAGGCCAAGGAAAAGAAAAACGCGCTACAGGCCGAATTGGAGCGAATGAAAGCCGACAGCCGCTGGCGACAAGCCAAAGGCAATTGCCCGTGGGAAACCGAGTGGAATGCTGAAGGCAGGGAAAAGGCCCGCGAGATCCGCGCCAAGATTGCCAAAATGGAGGAGGTCATTGCGGCATGAGCGACCACCCACACACCAGAGAGGCAATGGAGCGTTGGCGGCAAGGCAAGATTAACGTGTTTGATGCTTTGGCTGAACTGGAGGATCAACGTGACGAGGCGCGTGCAACGATTGCATGGGCCACTGGAGAACTTCAAAAAATCGGCCTTCACCCAGCGTATCACACAACGCTTGTTTCCTGCGTGCAGGCCGCAAAAGAAATCGTTTCGCAGTTAAGGAAAGATATAGATGAGCCGCGCCCAGATATACAGGAGGCGGTTTTGCACAAGCTGGGGCTGTGGGATATTCGCCAACAACGCGACGAGGCAATCGCTTCATCTAACGAGCGCGGCGTTGTTGTATCGCAAGTTTCTGGCGCACTTGTGGACGCTGGATGCGCGGTGGGAGATGCAAGGGAGTTTGGTCAGTTAGTTCGCAACTTGGCTGGACAGCGCGACCAATGGCGTGAGTGCGCCGAGGAAGCCTTGCTTCCGTTGGCGGCACTCAAGATCGCCAACCAAGAGACTCCGATTACGCAGATTTGCCCAGAACTAATGGACGTAATACTTGCCGCGCACGATTTGATTTTTAATCGGCTGAAAGGTGCAGCACAATGAGTTGCCCCTACGAAAAATCCACCGTGGCCTACGCACGCTTCAGTGCCGAGGCCATGGAACTGATCCTGGATCTTTACAAGGATTACTGCCAGCTGGCCGCAGACAATGCCGTGATCCCTTCGCCTCACCTCGAGCCGGTCATCTCCTCGTTCATCGACCTGTGGCGCGTGACCGTGGCCGCTCACCCCATTCGCGTGGAATGAATAGCCTTGAATCCTACATCGAGCAAAACGGCATGGACCCCGCGGAGGTCATGAATGCCCTGCAAAATATAGCTCCCTTGGGCACGTGCAGCGACAACGCGGTCACGCCGGCAGACGTGGGCACCGCAGGCGCGGCGGTTTTTTGGGTCCATACGCACAGAGAACTCTTTACAAGGATTAGTCGAAAGCGGAAATAGGAAACTGATTTATGATCAAATACAAAATCGACGTAACGAAGATCGACAAGGACCTCCTCTACAAAGGCGAGAAGGGCACCTACCTTAACGGCGTATTCTTTGAGAATAAAAACGGCACCGGCGAATACGGGGACGATGGCTTTATCGTCCAGGACGTGACCAAGGAAATGCGCGAGAAGGGCATCAAAGGCCCGATCATTGGCAACTGGCGTCACCTCCAAACCAAATCCACGCCGGCCCCCAAACCCGCCCTCGCAGCTTCAACCGCGGAGGACGATGACATCCCCTTCTGACGTGGACATCGCGGACATCACGCACATGCTCAACGACGAGCCGGTGGAAACGCCGGCTCCGCGTCCGCGTGGTGACAAGACCAGCCAGGTGGAATTGGAACAGCGCATCCGGGCGGTGGTGAAGTGGATTGTCCGCGGATTACCTTACTCTGAAGTTGTGGAAAGTTGTGAAAATGGCTTTGGCGTATGTGAATCCACGGCGGCACGTTACGTAGCCGAGGCCAACAAACGCATCCGCGAGGCCAACGCCAAGGACCGCGATCTGGAAATTGCCAAGGCCAAGGCCCGCTACGAATTGCTGTTACAACTGTCATCTCAAGACAAGCAATACTCCGCCGCGATCAACGCCAACAACTCTTTGGTCAAACTGCTGGGCCTTGCCGAACCCGATAAAGTCGAACACGGCGTCAGCGACACCTTGGCCCAAGCAATGGCCGAAATACGTGCAGGAAACCAAGCAAAACTTGGCTGATCCGCTCTGGCGGCTCAACAACATCTACAAGATCAAACGGCCCACCGATGGCCGTCTGATTAGGTTCACGCCGCGCCCGGAGCAGCAGCGCGTCTTTGAACTCTTATTAAAGGAAAAGTGCCGAAGGTTAATTATACTCAAAGCCCGCCGGCTGGGCATGAGCACGGGCATCGATATCCTGCTGGCCGATCAGATCCTGTGGAATGCGGGCAGCCAGTGCTCGATTGTCGATCAGTCCATGGCCGATGCGGAGCGCAAACTTTCGACTATTGTCAAAGTAGCCTTGGACAATCTCCCCAAAGGTATGCGCGGGAACATCAAATTCCTGCGCGACAGCGGGAGCGTGATTGAAATCACAGTGAACGGTGACGCCGCGTCGAGCCTGTTCGCCGGCCTGCGCTCCCGCGGTGGAACGAACAACTGGCTGCACTTGAGCGAGTGGGGCGTCATCCAGGCTGACGATCCTAAACGCTCCGAGGAAATCCTCACGGGCGCAATACCATCCGCCGAGCACGGCTCCATTGTGGTGGAAACCACGTGGAAAGGGGGCAGGGGAGGGCACCTTTGGAATCTGGTTAAGACCGCCATGGAAACGCCCGAGGCGGAGAAGACCGAGGCCGATTGGCGCGTGGTTTTCTTCCCGTGGTGGCGAGATCCCACGTACACGCTCGAAGGTCCCGCGGACACGATCAGTGCCATCAATCAACGCTACCTCGCGTCCCTCGAGGACGAGATCAAGCACAAGCTAACCCCGGGGCAGCGCCTATGGTATGACCGGCAAGAGAAGAACCTCGGGCTTTTCATTTACCGCGAATTCCCTTCGACCGTGGAGGAGTGTTTCAAGGCCCCCGTCGAGGGAGCTATCTACGCGGACATGATCGACCGCCTGCGAAGCGAGGGCGCAATAGCTCCGCGGCCTTACGATCACAATGCCTTGGTGCATACCAGCTGGGATCTCGGCTCTCCGGTCAACACGGTGTGCTGGTATTTCCAGATCGTGAACGAAGAGATCCGCGTCATCGATCTCGACATGAACCTGGACATGAGTCCTGTCCACCGCGTGGCGCACATGCTGGGCAAGCAATACCCCTTTGGCATGCACATCCTGCCGCATGACGGCATGACTACCAACACGTCCGGGCGAACCTTTGCCAACGAATTGCAATCCGCCGGCCTCACCAACATCCGCGTGGTGCCTCGGACCAACGACATCTGGGTGGGCATCAACCGTCTGCGACAGCTGCTCCCACGTTTTACCTTTCGGCTGCCCTTTTGTGAACACGGCCTCGATGCCTTGGCCGCCTATCACTACAAGCCGGTCAGCGCCACGGGCCTCACCAACAACGAGCCGGTGCATGATTGGTCGAGCCACCCGAGCGATGCGCTCCGCATGCTGGCCGAGGCCGAGGTGGCCGGCATGCTGCCCATGGGTGGACCGGCCCGCCGTGATCCGGTCATCGTTCGCACCGGATTCCGCGACAACATCGTGGTGCGCCGGTGACATGTAGACGCCGTAAACATGTAACCAAAACATGTCGAAATTTGTGACAAATCTAAACATGAAACCACCCGCCCAACTGGTCTACGAACTCTACGATGCGGACAGTCCGCGCACCTTCCAGCAAGACCTGCAACTGCATTTGCTCCACGGTTATGTCTTCTCCACCCCGGAGGAATTCCTCATGGGCCGGCCCGTCGAGAGCACCGCGGACCAGGACGATATCCGCAACCCCGCCGTGGTCTTCGACCGCGAAGATTGCGATTGCTGGTACATCTATGCCTATGCCACGCGAAACCCCACATTTGAAAATTGGGCGGGATTAGTCGAAAAAGTGTTGCGCTGGATGCCGTACGCGCTACCTCTCGCTGCATGGGAAAGGCGCAAGCATGACCGCATGTTGTTTTTTCCGATCAAAAGATTCCAACAAATCACACAACGACCATGAGATTCTACACTCGCTCACGCCTCGATCTGACGTGTCGCAATTACGGCGGCATGTTTGGCGGTGGCTCACGTCCCGCGCCACGCCCGCAGCCGATGCCGGCCATGCCCACACCTCCGCCCCCGCCGCCACCTCCGCCACCTCCGCCGATGCCGAAGATGCCTGCCATGCCGGCCCCGGCTCCGCTTCCTCCTCCTCCTCCTCCGCCACCGGCTCCTGCTCCTCCGCCGCCGCCGGCCAGCGGTCCCAACCGCGTCGAGGCCGCCGAGGCCCAGACCAGCAACCGCATGCAGCAGCAGAAACGCCAAGGCCAAGCCAAGACGCTTCTCGCCGGCGAAACCGGCGGCTACTTCAATCCGGCCACCGGACCGCGCTCGCTTCTCGGTTAGGGATTAGTCGAAAGACATGGAACAAAAGGCTGATCTTGTCCGGCTGGGGGAGTATGTGCTCACCCGCCACCAGGACCTGCTGTCCAACCGCAAGGTCTGGGACACCATGTGGCAGGACATCGCGGACTTTTGTTTGCCCCGCAAGGCGGAGATCGTCAACAAGAAGGAATACCCGGACACGTCACGCAATGACGTGCTCTTCGATTCCACGGCGATTTACGCCAACGCGGTGCTGGCCAATGGTCAGCTGTCTTACATGTCGCCGGCGGACAGCCGGTGGTTTGTTTACGAACCACCCGCGGCCATCAAAGACAACGACAAGGCCAAGACGTGGTTCCAGCAGTGCTCCGAGATCGTCCAGCTGAACTTGGCCAACTCCAACTTCTACTCCGAGGTCCATGAACTCTATTTTGACGATGGCACGTTTGGCACTTACGCGATGTTTTGCGAACCTGGTCGCCGT